TGGTTTACTTGTCAAAGATGTGGAAAAAATTTAGAAAAAGTTAAGGAGAAAATATGACAGAAATATATGAAGTGCAAGTTTATACCAGTGAGGGTATGGAAAGCATTAAATCAGAAATACTAAAGGTTGTTGTAAAGGTAGGTAATACACCACACGAGAACCACGATAACAATTTTTATTTTATTGTTGATGATAAAGGTCAAAACATAGAATACGAATTAGTAGAAAACAATCATAGAACTACAGCAGAGATGGATAAATGTTATAACTCTATAGCTAATGAAGTTTTACAGATTGGTAAAAATCATAAAAGAGAACATATAAAGTGATAATATAAAGTTATGTGTATGGTAAAAGAAAAAGAAGATGGTTCTTTTGTACAGTTATGTAACTGTAAGAATGGAAGTTCTTGTTGCAAGGAAGGTGGATTAGATGAAACTAACAGTAGTTAGAACCCAGTTTGGTACAGATGCAACCAATGGGTTGCTATTTATAGATGGTATCTTTGAATGCTACACATTAGAAGACCAGTATCAAGCAGTAAAAGTTATGCACGAAACTTGCATACCTGAAGGCACATACGATATAAAGTTTAGAAAGACAGGTGGCTTTCATGCTAAGTATTCAGAGAGATACAAGAACGCACACTATGGTATGTTACACATACAAGATGTGCCTAACTTTACCTATATTCTTATACACACTGGTAACACTGATGAACATACATCAGGTTGTTTAATTGTTGGAGAAACTCAACAAGATTTAGAAGTTTCTAAGGATGGGTTTATCGGCAGCAGCACTGTGGCATACAAAAAAATGTATGCAAAAGTGGCAGGTCAATTACTACAAGGTAAACCAGTCAGTATTGAATACACAACAATAAATAAATTGTTAGATAAAGATACAGACAATGCAAGTAAAGACCACACAGTTTTAGCTACCACAGTTTATGATAAATTGCAGGAAATAAATGGAAATGTTTTAACAATTAAATCAAAACTTAGTGGAAGGGTAATACAATAGTGTCAGATTTATTTGAAAAAAATAATAGAAGAAGAAACCAAGAGGGTAAGTTCAAGAAGGACTTATGGTGGACTCCTTGGAATGATGCATGGAGTTATAAAATGAGTGAAGAACTTAAAGATATGCTTGAAAGAACTTTTTGGACTTTCGTTGAAGCATTTCTTGGTGCGTTAGTCGTTGCCCCATTGGTATCTGTAGATGCCGATACTGTGCAACTTGCTGCTTTAGCAGGTGGTGGTGCTGCTTTAGCTGTGGTAAAGACATACGCAAAAAAACAAATATCTAAATAACACAGTAAATACTATTCTCCTGTATACTTATATTGACAGGAGATAGTATTACACATAAAAAACCTATACCTGAAGAGTGGGGTAATAATTTTTATAAATCAGGATGGCAACCTGGACTAGAAGTAAACGAACAAACTGGTCTTGGTGAGATAACACACGTAGGAACAGACCCTAATTACAGAAATAAGTTTGATACTATCCTGCGTGATTGGGGTTTTGACCCTAAATTATACTACATTGAGGGGTCAGTACGTGCATCTTCATGGAATGTACAACTAAAAGGTGGCACAACAGAAACATTTTACGCATTTAAAGGCGTTGTACGTAAGAAAAATCCTGGACACGACAAGTATTTTCAAGAATTATTTAAACAAGCTAAGAAAAAACCACCAATTAAAAAGAAAACACTAGGTGGAGATACAGCATTCTTATTTTTTATGGCAGATTGGCAACTAGGTAAGCGTGACTTTGGCGTAGAGAATACAATAAAACGTTATGATGTAGCACTACAAGATGCAGTAAATAGGATAAAAGACTTACGTAAACTTGGTGTGAATATAGATGAGATTTATATGATAGGACTAGGTGACTTGACAGAAAACTGTACTGCAGCTTTTTATGATAGCCAACCTTTCAATGTAGAACTCTCACTTATTGAACAATATGCACTAGCTAGGTCAATGATTATGAAAACAATAGACACATTCTTACCTTTAGCAGATAAGTTAGTTCTTGCAGGTTGTCCAGGAAATCATGGTGAAATGTCTAGGTCCAGTAAAGGTCAGGTATATACAAACAGATTAGATAACAGTGACACAATGCACTTACAAATTTGTCAAGAAATTATGAGTGCAAACAAACAAAGGTATAAGTCAGTTAAGGTAGAAATACCTGATGGTTTTCACCAAGTATTAGATATAAAGGGTAAGACTTGTGGGTGGACACATGGTCATATGACAGGTGGAAGTGGTAATCCTGAAAACAAAATAGAAAATTGGTGGAAGGGTCAGATGTATGGACACCTACCTGCAGGTAATTGTGAGATACTTATTACAGGTCACTACCACCATTTTCGTAGTAAACAACAAGGCAATCGTACTTGGTTTCAATCACCTAGCTTAGACAAAAGCATAGACTTTACAGAACGCAGTGGGTTGTGGTCGCATCCTGCTGTTCTCACTTTCACAGTTAACAAAAAAGGTTGGGATAATTTAAAAATACTTTAAAGACCTAGCTCACAATACAAACAAGTCTTGCGATACTGAAGGTCATGCTTCTTACAAATCACTCTTCTTCTTGCTTCTCTATTTCATTAACAATCTTTATTGTGTTTTCATTGTGGTCTGATACAAACTCATCCATTAATTCTCTAATTCTTTGTGGGTTTGTTTTGGTAAGCATAATAGATTTCTCTACCTTTTGACCACCACAGGCATTTGCTAACTTTATTGCCCATGTCTTTAATGTTTTAGGGTCATCAAATATATTAGCCATTAAAATATTCCTTTCTTTGCTAATTCTTTTTCTTCTTTAGTTTTAATTATTGCATTACAAGTAATGATTGTATGTGCGTATGGGTTGTTTTCATCAGCTAACTTTATTTGCTTAATGCAAAAATCATTACCATTAGTGTCAGTTGCATACTCTAAATGTTTTGATACAGGGCATACACCTGTTGTGCTTTTCTTACATCTTTTATCTAATGGTGCAGGTTGGCTAAAATCGTGATTAGGAAAACGTTTCTGTAATCTTTCAACCAACCTTTGCACATTGATACTAGCTTGTTCTAGCTCTTCCATTACTTAACCTTATCGTTCCAGTTAGATATGATTTCACTAGCAGTTTCTCCATTAATATCGCCACCATTGTATAGTTTCTTAAGTTCTGCAAGTCCATCAATGTTCTTGTCAGTAGCTTTAGCAACTATATCCTTACACCATTTAAGTTGTGCTTCGGTAGCAGGATTGCTTTTCCACTCATCACCCATGTCATCACCTCCTTTATTAGTAATATCTTCTGTTACAAAGACTTCGTTAAGGTCACCTAAACCTTTGTCTTTCTCTACAAGTTTATGGAATACATCAAGAAACGTACTCATCTGTTCGTTATCCCAATCTTCTACTTCTTCGGGCAGTTTAAGTTCGCTTACACATTCAACGTATGCATCTCTTTGATACTCTTTTAATTTCTCTGCATCAGATACAGTTGCCGACATAAGTTGTTTAAGTGCAGATGCATTGTTCTTTTTCTTTGGCTCTGCAACCATTTCATCAACAACTTTGTTCATCTGTTCTTTCTCTTCCTTAGTAGGTCTTTGCACTCTCTTTTTCTCTACCTTAACTCTATCATCTTGGTTACCTACCTTAGACATTTCCTCTCTACTAGGTCTTGGTTTAGTGCTACCTTGATACAACCAGTTAGCTAAAGCTCTACCAATAGCAGATGTTTCACAGTTCTCTACCCATGCATCTTTATTAGCAAAGCCACCTTGCCCTTTAGTTTCTTGTGCTATACCTGTAGTAACTGGTCTTGCATCTACTTCCATTTTATATATCTCGGCTCTCACAGTTACGCAAGTTCCATCATCAGTCATATGCACTATCTCTGTATTAATTCTTGCTTTTGGATTGTCTTTCCAAAATGCTTTTAGTCTATCTTCTACTGTTTCGTAATTATCTAAATTAAAATTAGCCATTACTCTCCTCCCTCAATTATTTTATAAACTCTCTGTCTTGAAAGTTTAAGTAACTTAGCAATCTCTTGTATTGACAATTCATTTCTCATCATTTTAATAGTTGCTAATCTTGTTTTTCTAAATGCACGTGTTTGTTTGTTAAGGTAATCTTCCTCATCTAACAATGCTTGTGCTAGTCTTTTCCAGTTATCCTGCATTACTCTTCCTCATCTTTGCTAAATGCTTTCATTAACATATCAGCAATACTTTTTTTAGTTCTCTGTCTTTGTTCCTCTAACATAACAAGCATCTGTTGTAACTCATTAAGATTTACAATGCTATCAAATGTTTTCTTGGTATGAACAGTTGTTAATTTAATGTGGTATATATCTCCCCATGTCAAATAGATTTCTCCCTCTGCATTAGGTAACATAAACTTAATACCACCACGTTCTTTATCTAATCTTTCTGTTATCCACTCGTTTATATCTATGTCTTGATTGTTTATAATTTTAAGTAATCCATTATAGCCATAGTCAGTGTCAGATAATTGTGGTTTGCTCATAGCTTATTCCTTTCTTTGCCTGCTCTAAAATCTCCTGTGGTGTTAGCAATAACTTATAAAAGAACTCATTGTTTTTTTTTATAGTTTCTATTTCCCACAAGTCCTCACGCATATTAAATATGTGTGCAGATATTCTTGGTATGCGAAAGTCATAAATAAAAGTGTTGCTTGATACCTTTGGCTCACTGCTCTCTCTCGCAGTTGTCAATATCCACTCAACTCTTTCACGTTGCTTTAACTTAGGCACTGGCTTATCTCTAAAGTATTGATAGTCCATTATCTAGATACCTTTTCTCTTTCATTATCTCCATAAACACCGATTTGATACAACCATTTTAACTGTTTATCGGTAGCTTCAAATGGAACTTTCTTTGATACTGCTAATACTCTATCATTATCCCAGTATCTATCATCTCTATACGTATCACTATCTGCTTGTGTTAATTGCCTACCAAAAAACTCATTGATAAGGTCAACATCTAATACGCTATTGACATAATCTCTAGGATAGTAATAACTTGTGTCGTGTTCATATTCTCCTGTCCACTCTGTAAACGTAACCATTGTGTATTCTTTTTCTAATGTATTAGGCATTACAACTCCTCATCTATTGGCTCATACCAAATTACAATACTGTCATTTATTTCTAGCTCATACTTAGATGTATCTGCTAGTTCCTTTTTTGTATAAGAACTTTTATATCCCCAATTAGTGTGTCCAAAATTGTCCTCTACAAAGTCATCTATGTGTTCAGTAATATCTCTGCCCATTACTGCACCTCGCTTTCTGTTGGCTTGTCATGGTTAGTAAACTTTCTGCATATTGTTATTGCACCAGTAAGAACTTCTATCTCTCTATCTAACATGTCGCTTTCATCACGTTCAGATAAATTAGATTTAAGTTCTTTCTGTTCATCTAACCATTTGTTTAGTTCGTGTATGGCTAACAATAAAGGTGTATCGCTCATTACAATACACCTCTATGTTGTAGTCGTTTGCTAATGTTCTTTGCAATACGTTTCGCACCTTGTTTGTTTGGCTCTATCTCGTTGTAATAACAAGTAGTTCCCATAAAGTTGCGTAAGTCAAGAACATCAAACGTTTGTCCAATGTTGTCGTGTCTGTTTTGATAATCGTTAGCTAGTCTGTACAATCTGTCGTTCCACATAGAAACAATAGACTGTGCAACATTATCAACACCATTGAAACGTTGTGGGTTATAAGCTAAGTTACCACTGTAACAAGTAAGCAATAAGAAGTATCTGTTTCTCTTGCGTAGTTGGTGCAACATAGTTTCGTATGCAAACATGAGTTTGTCTAACTCTGTGTTCATCAATCCCATTGTCATATTGTTGTCATCAGTTACAGTTAGTAAGTTCATCTTAGCTAGTAAGTCGTTACCACCTGCACTAATTACAACGTTGTTACCAACAACTTTGCTTACATTGTCAATGCAATCATAGATAGTAAATCCATCTACACTTTGGTCGTTTATTCTCGCCATGTATGTAGGGTTTGCGTGATATTCTGCGAAGTATTCTACAGTTCCTTTACCTGTTCCTGTATATGCTTTGCAATCAATTACACTGTCGCCAATAAAAGTTATATCAGCTTTGTTGTTTACCTTTCTTTGATTAAACGTGTATGGTTTTGTAAATGAAGTTTGTACTACTGGCTCTTTGCCGAAGTCAAACTGTTCATCTATGTACCAGTTATCTTTGTCTATATCAACCATAGTTTCCTTTCTGTCAATAAGTATTGTAGCATATTGTAAATATATATGTACAAAAAAAAACTATCTAGCTTTCGGTAGTTCAAAACAGGGCATTGAAAAGAACTCCTACTAACTAGATAGCTTGTAACACACAGAGAGTTGGTATCATCTTGGCTAAGTGCCTCAAAGGTTTTGTATTGTACTCTCAAATTTCAAACCTTATACCTTTATGTGCTACAAGCTACCTACACTTTCATACGTACATATGAAGTAAAGGGGCTACAGCGTGTAAGTAGCTTGAAAGATACAATTAACGTGGTCTGCAATTAGTTGTTTCGTGTCTAGGTGGTAATGAGCCACCAACCATTATTATATCTCTCAAAAAAGAAAGATGAAAGTTAGCGTACCAAACTGGAATTACATTGTTTATATGGTATTTCATATCACTATTGCTATTGATAGTGTTTCCAACCTTATGCTTTCCTTTCATCATTTCCTTTCTACAAGTACATTAACATACTTGTAATTATATGTTGTCTTTTTCTCTAACTTTTTTTTCTTTATATAATCTTACGTAATAGTCTGTCCAACTAGCTAACCAGTTAGCAATAGTTAATGCACCTACTAGATACACAGGCAACAATAACCAAAAGTATATTTCTAATGTACTCATAGTTTCCTTTCCTTTCTTACACATTACTACACTCTTAATTTTAAGTAAGCAGTTGTTTACATATAATCTTACATGCAGTACTCTTAATTATAAGAAACGAAAGGCAGATATGATTTGCACAATTTGTGGTCAGGTTATCAGGAACGTTGATGACAGGCACAATGCAGAGCCAGTAGCAAGTGGTGTGTGTTGTAACTGGTGTAACTATTCAAGAGTTATTCCAGAGAGATTAAGAGAACATAAACACACTATCGATACAATTAATATATAGAAACTTGTAAACAATAGTTTGCATATATTGTGAGTATGCTATTGTGTTTACATCAATTAGAAAGGTAGAAATGACAGATATAGAAAAGGCAGTAAATCTATTGCAAGAAGTATCAACTAATCTTTATAATTTAGAGTTAAGTAGAACTTATGAGTTAGGAAGTTTTGCTAAAGAGTATGTTATTGAGATTAGAAAAAGTATTGATGATGTATTACAA